GTGCCTCACCCGGTAGCGGGTCCTCCCCGCCACCCCGAGGGGGGTACGGGTAATTCGAGCCACGTTTTCTCTCTAGCTGAGGTTTTGCTAGGGATGTCCGTCTTTTCAAGGGGTTAGGTATGGGCCTGAAGGTTTCCAAGGCCGGCCTGGCTGAGATTGTTGGACGCGATGAACGCACCCTCAGCCGCTGGCAGCGCGAAGGCATGCCGGTGCAAGAGATCGGCCTGGGTCGCGGCAACGAAAACCAGTACGACACCGAAGAGGTGATCGGCTGGCTTGTGCAGGTGGCTGCGCTCAACGGCAAGAAAGAGTCGGTGCGCGACCGACTTGACCGCATCAAGGGCGACCGCGAAGAGCTGGCCCTGGCGAAAGACCTGGAAGAGGTAGTGGTGCTCGGCGATCTGCTGGAGCGCTTCGAGTCGATGATCACCGTCGCCAAGGTCGAACTGCTCAACACCTACACCGAGAACCTGGCCGCCGACCTCTCGGCCCGCTACGGAATCGATGTTGATATCCAGCTGATTCGCGAGCCGCTGGAAACCATCCTGAATGAGCTAGCGAACTATGACCTGGATGACGACGACCCGTCAGACGGGGATCCTGACGAATCGGATGATTCGGAGGCAGCTGAAGAAGACGGCGACTAAGGCGCTCAAGCGCATCAGTCGCAAGTGGGCGCCGCCACCGCGTATGTCCATTATCGAATGGGCGACCAAGTACCGCTGGCTCTCACCGGTCGAAGCTGCGCGCCCCGGCAAGTACCGCTTCGATATTACCCCGCATCTGATCTGGCCAGGCGGCCCGCTCGAAGCCATTGATGATCCTGCAGTACATGAGGTGGTCGGCATCAAGTCGGCCCAGGTGGCGTGGACGTCCGGCGTGCTGGGGAATGCCATCGCGAAATGGATCGACATCGACCCGTCGCCGATCCTCGTGCTGTTCCCGAAGGCTGAAGCCGTCAAGCAGTACGTGGGCGAGAAGCTGGAGCCGATGATCGAGGCGACGCCGCGGCTCCGTAAGCGGGTCGATATGCGCAGCCGCCGGCTGCAGCAGCGTCAGGACTTCAAGAAGTTTCCGGGCGGCTTCCTCAAGATGGTCGGCTCCAACAGCCCGGCCAGTGTGAAGTCGACGCCGGTACCGCGCGTTGGCGTGGAAGAGCCGGACGACTGCAACCTGAACCTTCGGGGGCAGGGCGACAGCATCAAGCTGGCAAAGGAACGGATGAAGACGTTCCGGCGCAGCAAGCTGATCATCGGCGGTACGCCAACGCTCAAGGGTCTCTCGGCCATCGAAGCCGAGATGGAGCTATCCGATAAGCGACTGGGCATGGTCCCTTGTCACGAATGCGGCGAAGAGCATGCACTGAGCTTCGATCACCTGCACTGCGCGGACGACCCTGACTTCCATCATGAGGTCTACGGGCACAAGCGCCCCGAGCTGACTTACTACGCCTGTCCGCATTGTGGCTGTAGCTGGGACGATAACCAGAAGAACGCCAACCTGAAGCATGGCCGCTGGGTGGCTACTGCCGAGTTCCGCGGTGTTGCTGGCTACGTGCTGAACGAGCTGTATGCCACGTTCTACGGTTCGCGTTTCCAAGTGCTGATGGAGAAGAAACTGCAGGCCGAGTACGCCGCCGAGCGCGGCAACATCGGCCCGATGATCGCCTTCACCAACAGCCAGAAGGGCGAAAGCTACGAGTACAAAAGTGACGCGCCGAAGACGGACGAACTGGCGAAGCGCGCCGAAGCCTACGCCGAACTGACTGCGCCGAAGGGCGTGCTATTGGTCACGGCTGGTGTCGACGTACAGGGCGACCGCCTTGCGGTGACCATCGTTGGTTATGGCCGTGGTGAGGAGTCGTGGCGCATCTATTGGGGCGAACTGCCGGGCAACCCCATCGACCCGAACGACCCGGTATGGACTGAGCTGGACAAGCTGCTCGCCACGCCGATCCCGTCGGAGTACGGCTGCCAGTTGGCCGTTGCCGGCGTGAGCATCGACAGCTCGGACGGCAACACCAACGACGCGGTTTACACCTACGTCCGCAATCGGTCGCACGTGAACATCATGGCGATCAAGGGCGCTTCAGTGGACAGCCGCGATAAGGAAATCTACTCCAAGCCACCGCAGTCCGTTGACACCAACCAGGCGAACACCAAGGCCGCCAAGTACGGCCTGCGTGTGCACATCGTCGGCACCCACAAGGCGAAGACGCTGATCGATGCGCGGCTTCGGCTGCCCGGGTCTGGCCCTGGCCGCATGCACTGGTACGCCGAGATCCGGCCGGACTACTTCGAGCAATTGACCAACGAAGTGCTGGCACCGCACCCGCGCAGCCCCAGCAAGATGGTCTGGCAGAAGAAGGCCGGACGGCGCAACGAAGCGCTGGACTGCGAGGTGTACGCCCTGCATGCCGCGCGTAGCCTGAAAACACACCTGCTCCGCGATTCCGAATGGGATCAGATCGAGCAGCAACTGATGCAGCCGACGCTGTTCTCCAGCGCCGAGCAACCTGTAAACGCCACGCCTCGCCGTGCCAAGCCACGTGGCCGAGGTACGCGCAGCCGCGCCGGCCACTGAGGTGAACCATGACCGATGCACAACAGCGCCTGGCGGCTTGCCGGGCGGCGATTCGCTCCATCCTTGAAAAGGGTCAGCGCGTGCGCAAGGGCGACCGAGAGGTTCAGCGCGCCGAGCTGGCCAGCCTGCGCGTGCTTGAGGGGCAACTGGCAGCCGAGGTCGCTGCGGAACAAGCCCAGCGCACCGGCCGTGGTCGTAGCCGCATCGTCTTTGCGAGGATCTGACCATGGGCTTTTTCCGAAAGAAGCCTGAAGAGCTGCTGATGCGAGAGGCCATTCGCTTGGCACGTGCAACGGCGACACCGGAGAAGATCGTCGCCCAAGGCGGTGGTGGTGGGGTCGAGACGCGTTGGCGTGGTGCTTCGCGAATCCTGCGTAGCATGGCCAGTTGGATACCTGGGCTTTCTAGCCCGCGCCGATCCTTGCCAGCCAACGAACGGGCGATGCTGGTGGCTAGGTCGCGGGACGCCCTGCGTAACCACCTGATCGCGCGCGCCGCGATCATGCGTTGCCGCACCAACATCGTCGGTACCGGGCTGGTTTGCCGGGCACAGGTGGACTACCAGGCGCTGGGCCTCACCGAAGAAGAGGGTGAGCAGCTGAATGGCCAGCTCGACCGCATCTGGTCGCTGTATGCCGATGACCCGCGCGAGTGCGATGCCGAGGCCGCGTTGAACCACTACCAGCTTCAAGCGCTGGTACTGGTGTCTGCTCTGGTTGGTGGTGACGTGTTCGTGGCCAGCCCCGACGAGGAACGACCCGGATGCTTGTTCAGTACGCGCCTGCAGCTGATCGAGTCGGAGCGCGTGTGCAACCCGAACCTTCATCCTGATACCGCCAACCTGGTGGATGGAGTCGAGTTCGGTGCACTGGGGGACGCCATCCGTTACCACGTTTGCTCGGGCTACCCGGGTGAGTACGACGTGGGCGTGGCGATGGCCTGGGAAACCCTCGAGGCTGTTGGCGCCGAAACCGGCCGGCGCCGGGTGCTGCATGTGATGGCGGACAAGGATCGCCCGATGCAGAAGCGTGGCGCCCCTTACCTGGCTGCTGTGCTGGAGCCCCTGCAGAAGCTCGAGCGCTACAGCAGCGCCGAACTGATGGCCGCCGTCATCTCTGCGATGTTCACCGTCTTCATCGAGAAGAGCGGTGACTTCGACGAAGGCAAGATGAGCCTGGCTGCCCTTGCTGGAGGCGATGAGGGCTACAGCACCGACGATGCGGGTGGGGAGGATATCGCGCTGGGCGAGGGTGCCATTGTCGATCTCGGCAAGGGCGAGAAGGCGAGCATCGCCAACCCGGCTCGGCCAAACGCGCAGTTCGATCCGTTCTTCGTGGCCGTGGTGAAGGAAATCGGCGCGGCGCTTGAGCTGCCTTTCGAGGAGCTGCTGCTGCACTACAACAGCAGCTACAGCGCAGCGCGTGCCGCGATGCTGCAGGCCTGGCGCTTCTACATCCTGCGGCGTTGGTGGCTGACCTGTGACTTCTGCCAGCCCAGCCGGGAACTGATCATCGACGAAGCTGTGGCGCGGGGAATGATCAGCCTCCCTGGCTACAACGACCCAGCCAAGCGCAAGGCTTACTGCCAGGCGCTCTGGATCGGGCCGGCCCGCGGCGCAATCGACGAGCTCAAGGAAGCCAAGGCCGCGCGTGAGCGGATCGAAGGCGGGCTCAGCAACGAAACCCTGGAAACCGCCGCTATGACTGGTGAGCCCTGGCAGATGGTATTTGCCCAGCGGCGCCGGGAAGTGGAGCAACGGCGCGTTGCCGGCATGCCCTACGACACCAAGAACGGCACGCCGGAGCCAGCAAAGGCCCCGGTTAACCCCGACGAGGAATAACCCATGTCCCGAGCTTTTGAGCTGGCCGCTTCGCGGCCCTGGCTGATGCTGCCTGACGCCCTGGATGGGCTGATGGCCATTGCTGATCGGCAAGGCGACCCGGAGGCGCTGGAGGCGCGCCTGGGTCGCCAGTTGGAAAACACCCGCGCCGTCACGGTGCGTAACGGCGTGGCGATCATTCCGGTGGTCGGCCCGATCATGCGTTACGCGAACCTGTTCACCCGCATCAGCGGGGCGACCAGCACGCAGGAGCTGGCCACCGACTTCCAGACGGCGCTGGACGACCCGAAGGTCAAGGCCATCGTCTTCAACGTCGACAGCCCAGGCGGCGAGGCCAACGGCATCAACGAGCTGTCCGACATGATCCATGCAGCCCGTGGCAAGAAGCCGATCAAGGCCTACGGCGGCGGCAGCGTGGCCAGCGGTGCCTACTGGGTGGCCTCGGCCGCCGATGAGCTGGTGGTCGATGACACCGCGCTGCTCGGCAGCATCGGCGTTGTCGTTGAGGTTGCCACCCGCGAAGCCCGCGAGGGCGAGAAGCGCTGGACGATCACCAGCCGCAACGCTCCCAACAAGCGCCCTGACATCTCCACCGAAGAGGGCCGGGCCGAAATCTCCAAAACCATCGACGCCCTGGGTGACGTGTTCGTCGCCAAGGTCGCACGCAACCTCGGTGTCGATGCCGACAAGGTGCCCGCAATGGGCGACCACGGCGGCCTGCTGGTCGGTGCCGCCGCTGTCAAGGCGGGCCTGGCGCATCGCCTGGGCTCGCTGGAAACCCTGATCGCCGAACTGGCCGGCCCTGCCAGCAATACCACGAGGAAACTCAGCATGACCATTGTGAAAACCACAGCGGAGCTGCAGCAGGCACTGGCGGCCGGCACTGACCCGCAGACCATCCAGATCGCCGCGCCCGAGCAGGTCGACACTGCTGCGGTGAAGTCGGAAGCCGCCAAGGCCGAGCGTGATCGCATCAACGGCATCAACGCCCTGGCTGTTAAGGGCTTCGAGGCCGAGATCAGTGCGGCCATCGAGAACGGCTCCAGTGTCGAAGCTACCGCCCTGGCGCTGTTCAAGGCTGCGCAGGATCGCGGCATCAGCATCGATGGCATCAAGTCGGACGCCCAAGGCGTCAAGACTGCCGCCACCAAAACGGCCGACGAGAAAGCCCAGGCCGAACACAAATCCGCTGTCGCCGCGATTGTCGCCGGCGCCAATGCCCGCTGATAGGAGGCCGTCATGCCGAACCCTACTCGTGTCACTTACACCCCGGATCGCCTGATCGCAGGCGACTTCCCGCAGGTGAAAGAGTCCGGCGTTATCGCCGCTGGCCAGCAGCTGGTGCGCGGCGCCGTGCTTGGCAAAGTCACTGCTGATGGCCAGTACAAACTCTCGCTGGCCGCCGCCGAGGACGGCTCTGAAGTGCCTGTCGTGGTGCTCGATGTCGACATCGACACCACGGGTGGCGCTGCACCAGCGCCGCTGATGCTCACCGGCGAAGTGCTCGGCGCTGAGCTGACCCTGGGCACCGGTCACACCGTCGCAGCGGTGAAAGCCGCGCTGCGTCCCCTTTCCCTGTTCGTCCGCTGATAGGAGCAGACACCGATGGATATTTTCGACACTCGCACCATGCTCGACGCCGTCGAGCAGATGAAGCCGGCGCGCCGCTTCCTGATGGACACCTTCTTCCGTGCCGGTCGTACCTTCCCGACCAAGACGGTGGAGATCGACATCGTCAAGGGCAAGCGCAAGATGGCACCGTTCGTTCACCCGCGACTGCCCGGCAGCAATAGCCTTCGTGAAGGCTTCCGCAGCGACACCTACACCCCGCCCTACATTCAGCCTAAGCGCGAGACCGAGGCGGAACTGATTCTGAAGCGCTCGCCAGGTGAGAACCCCTACGCCAGCAAGCCGCCGGCCATGCGTGCCGCCGAGCAGCTCGGCAAAGATCTGGCTGAGCTGGATGAGGAAATCACTCGCCGTGAAGAGTGGATGTGCGCCCAGGCGCTAACCACCGGCCAGATTCGTGTGGTGGGTGAGGGCGTGGATGACACCATCGACTTCCTGATGGCATCCGACCACAAGATCACCCTCACCACCGGTAAGTGGGATGCCGCCGGCTCCAACCCCATCGGTAACCTGCGAGGCTGGAAGCGCAAGATCGCGAAAGACTCCGGCCGCACCGCCAACGTCGGTGTGATGAGCGCCGAGGCTGTCGACGCCTTCCAGGCCAACGACATGGTGATGAAGATGCTCAACACCCGCCGTGTTGACCTCGGCATCATCAAGCCTGAAGAGCTGCCGGATGGCGTTACCTACCTAGGCTACCTGAACGATCCGGGTATCGATTTGTATGCCTACGACGAGTGGTACCTGGATGCCGAGGAAGTCGAGCAACCGATCATCAGCGCGGGCGGCATCATCCTGGGTTCCACCAACACCCGCAACGGTGTGCTGTGCGGCGCCATTCAGGATCTCGATGCCATCGAGAGCGGCCTGGTAGAAGCGCGTCGCTTCCCGAAATCCTGGGTCACCCCGGAGCCGAGCGCTCGCTGGCTGAAACTGCAATCCGCGCCGCTGGCTGCCCTGCTGGAGCCCGACGCCTTCATCTTCGCCAAGGTGGTGTGACATGGCCAAGAAAGCGGAGTATGTCGTGGCTGACGGCTGCATTCAGGAAGGCTCAGAAACCTTCGTGAAGGGCCAGCCCTACACGCCACCTGGCCCTGAGTGGGAGCGCAAGCTGGTTGCGGCAGGCACTATCGTCGAGGCGGATAGCGAAGCGGGTAAGGCTGCAGCCGCCCATTTCAAAGCGCCCGACCTGCTCAGCGGTAGTGAGTAATGAGCGGCTTCCCTGATCTGGTCAGCGAACTCGACGACATGATCATGGACAGCCTCAGCGATGGCACCGCCACCTACCTGAGCCGCTCCGGCCAGGTGCTGGCGGAAGGTGTGCCGGTGATTGTCGAGAAGGACGTCGAGCGTTTCGGCGAGGGCGGGGCGGTTGATCGGGTGCGTACGCACGAAGTGCAGAAGCGCTACCTGCAACCATTCGACCGCCAAGGCGCTTTCGTCATGGACGGCAAAACCTGGCACATCGACGGCATCGAGCGCGATGACGGCCACATGATCACCCTCTACGTGGTGCCCTGACATGACCCAACCCATAGACATGCAGTCGGCGATCTTCACCGAGCTGAAGGCCTTGCTCGCCTCGGTGCCGAACTTCGGCGCCAAGGTGATCGAGGATGACGTGCTGCGCGTTATCGATGCCGACGACGAAGGTCTGCCGGATGACCTGATCATCCTGCAGCCCGGCACGACTGAGGAAGTCGAGCGGCAGGCATCGAACAGCGTGCGTGAGCGACTCACCGTCAACATCACCCTCATGACGCGGCGTCGTGACTACCTCGCCGCGCTACGTGCAGGGCGCCTGGCGGTGAAGGTGCAGCTCGCCGGCACCAAGCTCGGCCTCAAGCAACAGGGCGTGCAGCAGGGCGCCTTCCAACCCGAAACCCCCATGGCGCCGCGCAATGGCCGGCGTTGGGCTGCCCAGGTGATGCCGGTACAGATCCCCTACGTGCAGCCCCTCAAGTGAGGAACACCCCATGCCCAAGATCAATGTGGCCAAGCCCTTCAACTACCAGAAGGGCGGCAAGGTGCAGCACGTCGCCAAAGGCGAGCAAACCGTCGACGAAGATGTAGCCGAGCACGCCAAGCAACGCGGCTATCTGGTCGCCCCGAAGGCCAAGGCCGGCGCCGCCGAGCCTGAAGCTCAACCGGCCGGCGACAACAAGTAACCGCCCCTCCCGCAAACCCCACGATCACTAGGAGAGTCCCATGGCTCAGATCGACCGTTCGTTCATTGGCGAGGGCATCATCTACGCTCGCGCCTACCAGTCTCAGGACCCGCTGCTGGATATCGGCAACTGCGACACTTTCAACATTAGCTTCACCAGCGACCGCCAGACGCTGCGCAACTTCCGTGGCGGCGGTGGCAACCGCAACGTGCGCGAGATCGTCACGGACGTGACCTCGACCATCGGCATGTACGACATGACCGCCACCAACCTGGCGCGCTCGACGCGCTCCACCGTTGTCCCCGTGGCGGCGGGCACCGTTACCGATGAGCTGCGCATCAGCGCGGGTGTCGAGGGGGAGCTGATCCCGTTCAAGCACCTGCCTGATCTCACCCAGCCTGTCACCGTCAAGACGGCTGGCGATGTCGCGCTGCAGGCCAGCACCGATTACCTGCTGACCCCGCACGGCATCATCGTCACCGCCAACAGCAACATCGACGATACCGGTGTAAAGCTCACCTACACCAAGCGCAAAGCCAGCGCTGTGCAGATGCTTAACGGCAGCCAGGTGGAGCTCGAACTGCTGATCGCCGGCCTGAACGATGCACAAAGCGGCGAGCCCTACAGCCTGGTGGTGCGCCGCGCCAAGTTCGGCCTGCTCAGCGAACTGCCGGTGCTGGGCCAGGAGTACCTGCGCCTGGAAGGCCCGGCCGAGCTGCTGGCCGATCCGCTGGTCACCGCCACTGACCTGTCCAAGTTCTGCGAGATGAACCTGGTGGATAAGGCGGCTTGATGCTGCTGGGCCAGGGATGGCCTTTGTCGGGTTTCGGTGCTGGCGTTGTGATGGTAGATTCGGCCCGTTATCGGGAGGGACTGCCATGGATCGACGCTATCTTTTAATTGCTGCGCTGCTTGCCACTGCTGATGCCAGCGCAGCGAAGTTGAATAAGTGCGTGGACGATAATGGCCACGTTACGTTTACCCAATCAGCGTTCCCCGGAGGCCTGGCTGGGGAATCGATCACTGTCCAGCGAGGTGGTGCTGGTATGTCGCTCGGCCCAGCCCCGACGCCTGTTGCCCCTGAACAGGAAGCGCCCGAAACTCAAGCGTCTGGTCAGGTCAATGTTGTCGGTGGTGGCTCTGCTTGTGATGGTGGTTCTGAGCAGGACATCAGGACGGCGATTGTGCGCAAACAGGTCTTTGTCGGCATGACGGACAAGCAGGCACGCCAAGCATGGGGGCCGCCAAACGAGATCAATCGTAGCTCCAGTGGTGACGATCAGTGGGTCTACTACCGTGGCAACGTTGATATGCAATTCATTTACGTGGACCAGAACGGCTGTGTAACTGGCTGGAACTGATCCTCACTTTTCAAGAAAACCCGCTTAGGCGGGTTTTTTATTGCCCGGAGAAAAGCATGGCCAGCCTGAAAGAGCGCCTGATTCAGTTCGTGCTGCGCGGCAAGGATGAGCTCTCGCCCGAGGCGAAAAAGTCCGAGGAGGCGCTTAACAGCCTGAAGGAAGCCAGCGAGCAGCTCGGCCAGGCGCTGGACAATGCCAAAGAAGCCCAAGGGCTGGCGAAGGCGCTGGAGCAAACCCAGCGCGCCGTCGAGGTGGCCAAGCGCAACCTGGGCGATGCAGAAAAGCAGGTCACCGACCTGCGCGATGCCCTGAGCAAAACGCCGGATGCGGCCGGCCTGGAGAAGTCTCTACGGCTTGCTGAGCGCGAAGCTAATCGCAGTCGCAAGCAACTGAGCGGCTTGACTGTGCAACTGGCCGACGCCGAGAAGGCGGCCAAGGCCGCTGGCATCGATACCGACAAGCTGAGCGATGAACAGAAGCGTTTGGCGAGTGAGGTGGACAAGGCCCGCCGTGCGCTGGATGACAATAACGCCCAACTCAAGGCCGCCCAGCGCGAGCAAGCTGCAGCGGCACGCGCTACGGCCGAGCACGGCTCCAGGGTCGAATCGCTTAAAGGGGCGATGAGCTCAGGCGCCAAGCAGGTGCTGGCCTTCGCTGCTGCGTACGTCTCGCTGAACGCTGCTATGGGCCTTGTGCAGCGTGGGCTATCGCTGGTGTCGCAGGGCATTCGCGCGGTGGCCATGGATGGCTCCGACAAGCAGCAGGCGCTGGCCCAGCTTGAGGCCACGCTGGCGTCGACCGGGCGGCAAGCGGAGTTCACCACGAAACAGCTGCTGGACATGGCCGATGCCATGGAATCCAGCTCGATGCTCACCGCCGAGCAAGTGCAATCGGCTCAGGCGCGTTTGCTGTCGTACACGGACGTGGCGGCGAATGAGTTCCCGCGTGCTCTGCAGATCGTGATCGATCAGCAGCAGCGACTTGGCATCAGCGCCGAACAGTCGGCCGAGATCGTTGGCCGTGCACTGCAGTCACCGTCGAAGGCCATGGCCGCATTGGGGCGCCAAGGCTTCACGCTCGAGGCTGGCCAGCAGCGGCTGCTCAAGCAGCTGGAGGCCACCGGCCGGATGGCCGAAGCGCAGTCCATCATCATGGACATGCTCACCGAAGCCTATGGCGGTGCAGCCGCTGCAGCGCGCATGAACACTTTCCAGGGCTTGCTCAAGGGCATCACTGACCGCTTCGGCGACTTCGCCAGCCGGGTGGCCAACTCCGGTGCGTTTGAGTACATGCAGCGCAAGCTGCAGGATGTCAGTAACTACCTTGATCAGATGGCCAGCGACGGCCGCTTGGATCGCTTGGCCGAAGGGCTCAGCAAGGGTTTCATCCAAGGGGTTGAATGGGCTGAGCGATTCGCAAAGAAGCTGCTGGATATCGACTTTCAGAAGGCCACCGATGACGCCGCTGCGTGGTTTAGCAGTCTCGGTCAGCACCTGGACGAGACTCAGAAGAAGCTGGCCGCATTCGTTCTGCCGTTCCGCGCGCTGTTCAATGGGCTGACTTCCGGGCTTTCGTTGGTGGCTGCCGCGGTCACCAGCAAGATGAGCGAGGTGCTTGGTCTGGTTGAGGAGGTGGCAGAGAGGCTGCCTGATGCATTTGGTGGTGAGCGTCTGCGCAACTCGGTGCGCGCTGCACGTGAATCTCTGGACGGGCTAACCGCTGGCTTCGTTGCCCAGGTTGAGCAGGATGGCAAAGACATC